GTTAAAGTCTCCAGACTGAAAACTCCACTTGAACATCGTCACGTAATCTTTCACAATGTTCCCCGCCCGGGTCGCAAACGTCAGGGTCGTCGAGGAAGTTTCCTTCCAGTGCGTAAAGCTCGGGACCGTCTGTCTGACCCGACTCACCTCCCCGCCATCCTGAATGACGACCTGCGTCCCGTCAAACTGACTCTGGGCGATGTGATCCAGGTACTTGTCCGGACAGTCATACAGGGTCACGTAATCCGCAACTCCAAGCCCCTCTTTCAGAACGGCCTCAGATCCGGTCAAGTGGATATAATCGTCCTCGACCAAGTACACGAGGTCCTCGGGCCTGAGCTCCTTCATGATCCGACGCAGGACGTGCGTAAACACCTTGCCTCCAGACTTGAACTCGGTCCTCTCAACCTTTTGGACCTTGCCGGAGAGCCAGGCAAAGGTCTCGTCCGTCACGCCATCCGCCACCAAATTCACATTGCTCGTGGGAAAACACTCGAGGAAATTCTCGAGACACTTGCGTTTACAGAACCCCTCCGGCCGAGGTTTGGCACCTGGCGTCTCCTCGCAGAATCTGTAAAACACGTTCAAATTCATTACTTTAAAGAGAGCCCGTTCCTTTAAAGTAATGTTGGTGAACCACACGAAAAGGTACATATTCATACACGTCCCCAAGTGTGGCGGGACCACGGTCCAAGAGACGCTCCTGAAACACTCGATATTCGCAGGGGAGGAGTTTACGATGTACGAGTTCCACACGTCCCTTTTGTGTGACGTGGCCCAGGGGTACATGGACGAGGGGTACAAGGCGTTCACGTTCGTGAGGGACCCGTACACGCGGTTCGCATCGGCGTGGCACCAGGTCCAGTTCATGACTGACGTGTACAAGGGTCCTGACGATATCGTGGACCAGCTGAAGATGAAAAATTACCTTTTGATATTAGCCCCATCCTTCTTCTTCACGGGTCCTATGAAAAACATAAAGGTTTACAAACTTGAGCAATTTAGATCCGGAATTCAGGAGGTCCTGGAGACGTATGGGTACCCGAGGGTCTGGTGGAACAGGAACGAGAGACACGTCATGGAGGAGAATGTGAAGAAAGTTAACCTTTACGAGGACCGGCCAGACTTTTTGAATTTTGTAACAGAATTCTATTTCAGGGATTTTGTGGAACTCAAGTACCCTATGAAAATGGCCGTAACTCCCTTCCCCCATGAACTTCCCTATTTTGAATCAAAATTGAAATACGATTGGAAGGATGTGAGGGATCACCCGGAGGATATATACTATTGGGCTATGAAGTCCGTCCATGACCAGGAGGGCGAACCCATAGTGTTCGAGGGGGCGAGTGGGCCGGAACCCCCGGGGGAGCAAACGACTGTGACCCCGCCCCCTCAATAAATTCAAAACCTAAATTAGAATGAATTATAGTTCGGCTACTGAAAGGTTGGTGTTTGCCGACTCTTTGAACAGGGACGAGGACCTTTACCCTACAGGTGACTCGTATACCCTCCATCTGACGACGCCTATAAAGAATATAGAACGTGTGGACCTGGTCAGCGCTCGCGTCCCAAACACAATGTACAACATCACAGACGGTTCGAACGTTTTCAGTATCAGTGGTACCCCAGTAAGCATACGAAACGGCTTTTACTCGGCCTATGGGATGGCGGACGCCGTGACCTCTAATGCCCTCGTGACCCTCGACTACCTCCCCGATCAGGGTAAATTCATCTTCTCAAACCCATCTGCATTTTCAATCACAATTCAGAGTGAAGAATTTGCTAGGATCGTGGGCCTCTCGAACGCCACGACCTACACGGCCACGCTCGCCACGGCTCTTGACGCAAACTACACTGGCAAATATATCATACGGTCCACGACCCTGGTTGATCTGTCACTGAACGACTATGTGTTCCTGGATATCGATGAGCTCAGGACACCCCATAACGTCGACGCACGGAAGTTGGACGGGGCGTCAGGTACGGTTTCGGGGTCGAACGCGAACAGGGCCTTTGCACCCATCATCATGGATGTCGGGTCTGCTTGTATCAAGAATTTTCATGAAAATAAGGATTATCGAATTTCAATTGAATATCCAGAGCCCATAAACGTCTTGCAGCGCCTGACTGTCCGGTGGCGCGATCGGAACGGGAAGCTCCTGGACTTTCGGGGATGGGACACAAACGCTTTCGTCCTGAGAATTCACGTCCGGGAGTTGGATCATGAAATGCAGCTTCCACCGCCGCCACCTCTCCAGGATGTGGAGCTCAAGAGAATAATAGACGCCATGACTTTGGCGCTTCCTCCACCGCCGAAGGAAGAGTCAAAGAAGTTTAAGATCCCGTGGTTCCTTTTGGTCCTGGCTACGCTTATAGGTCTTTTCATATGGCGGACGTTTGGCTCCCAAAGAATAGGTGTTCCAGCACAAGTTCCCGCTCCGGTGCAGTTTCAAACCAGTAGGCCAGTCGGTCTCTGAGCACCCCTAGCCTCTTGCGCCACGGCCGACCCTGTTCGACCAAAGCCCCCGTTCGGGTCCAACACCCCTTGACGTCCTCATACGCATCCGGGTTGAACCGGATCATAACCATGGGACGAGACCCTAGACCCTGAAAAATACTCATGAGCCTCTTGTTATTACACGACGTATCATACGTCTCGTGTTGGTACTCATCCACCTCGATGACCACCACGTGACTCCCGAAATCGTACACAAAGTCTGGGCGGTACAGGTGGCACTCGACCTTCCTATCGTGTATGAACGGCACGTCAGGGAACGACTCTTTCAAAAAGTCCCGAACGGCCATCTCCTTGGTCTTGTACCGGCGCGTCACGGGGGCGTCCGGGAACGTGTGCGCATAACACCGGAAGCAGTACCCTTCGTACTTATCCGTGACCGACGTGTCACACATTGGGGTCTTGCAACGTTTAGCCGATAAACATATCATACCCGCCTTCTTATGATCCGAACAATACAGACGTTTCGTATGCCCTTCATAGTTGAATGAAGCCTGTTTCGTACACTCGGCACTGGCGCATAGTTTGTTAGTGTCGAACATTCCAGACTCTTTGTGAACCTTGCAGAACCGCGCGGGTTTCGTGTTTGGTAAATTGTAACAGGCCTTTTTGTCGCACTTTTCACACTCGCGGACTTTTAGAACAGAAATCATACCCTCCTTTTTATGACCAAAGCAGTATCTAGGTTTGAGACCTTCCAAATTACAACTGGCCGTTTTTTCACACCCCTCTTCGCGACACCAATATCTAATAACGGCAACCATACCCTCGTGTTTGTGTTCGAAACAGAACTTGCCTTTTGATTCACCTTTGAAATTGAATGTCGGTTGGATACTGGTACACCCTTCGTGTTCACACTTTTTGGTAAGCAAATCAGTCATGCCTGGTTCGCGATGGTCTCGGCAAAATTTAGGAGGTTTTTCAAACCCAAAAACGGGTATTTTGGAACACTCGGCGTTCTCACAGGTTCTGTGGCCAACGATAACCATATCGGGTTCGCGGTGCTTGACGCAAAATACGCGAACTTTCGAGCCCTCTTGTCCATACGAGGCACTCACTGAACACCCGTCGGCCTTGCAAATATTAAGATTTCCGTTTTTATAAACGTACCCTTCAGTCTTGTGTTTCGAACAAAAATCTGGGGGTTTGCCTGGAAGTTTATAAGTTGCCTGTACATCACACCCGTCCGCTTTGCACTTGCGCACCTTTTCGTTCTGCATACCGGGTTCTTTGTGAGTCCCACACCGCCAATCCGTTCTTTGACCTGGAAAGTTAAAGACGGCCTGACGAGGGCACGAAACACAAAGGACCATCCTATAAGATGGAATGATTTTTATTTTTTATCTAAGCGCGGGTCACGGCGTAGACGGGCTGGGCAGGCTCCTTGATTGTGACGTTGGTGGCCAGGGACTTGACGGCCATGTAAACCACGATGGACAGCAGGGTCGTGAACAGCGCAGACAGGAAATAGTACTGCATACCGTTCTTGGCAACCTGAACAATTCTAGACACCAGGAGTCTTACCAGATCCATCCAGGCCACCGCACTAGCAAACGCGAAGCCTGCGACAACGGAGTTCAGGGACTGAGCCTCGAGCTGGAGAGCAATAGCGGAAAGCATGTCGGCCATTTGTACTATTTTAGAAGAAAAAAATATGAAGGTTCCCAAGGATCCCAAGTTTCGAGTGCCCCCCAGGAGTCTCCGTAATTCTCCTCGGGCCCCTGATCAAAGCCTGGAAGCTCGTCCTCGGTCTCGTAGTCCTCCTCTTCGAGAAGGACCGAGTATTTAGGTTTGGTCCTGGAGAGATCGAAACCCTCTTCGGATTCCTCCTGGACCCACCACCCCCGTGACATCTACTAAAGATCCCGCTGTTTGTCTATGGCGTTTTTCAACGCACGTTCAGAAGGGTTCTGGGGTTCCCACGCGTCCCACGAGTCGGCGCACTCGTTCATTTTGAGAGACTGCTCATCCTCCGTGCCCTCGTAGCGGGTCCATACCAATTCAGAGTCTGAAACGGTTTCCCAAGAGGCCGACGAGTCGGAGTCCGAGTCGTCTGGGTCACCTGAAGACTCGCTGCGCGAGTCGGACGAATCCTCATAAATTTCAGGGAACAAAGACCCTATCTGGCGCCCAGTGACGTACCGGGCGGCGTACATCATACCGAACCTCATATCCTCCTGGAGGACCACGTCACGGCCGCACGCCTTTGCGTAGTGGGCGGCCAGGACGGTTGCCGACTCCATGACGGGTCTGAAAATGTCCAGGGCCGATTCGAGAATGGCCGAAGTGTCGAGTTCACCGTCACCAGTACGTGGAGTCAAAGAGTCCATTGACTCTTTCTCCAATTTTAAAACAAAATTAGTAAAGAAAAGTCACGCGGTGGGCTCAGGCGAAGTTTGAAAACAGAATGGTCGCACTCCCGTTGGCGACCTGAAGGAAATTGTAGTTGGTAGCATAGACTCTGATGGCTCTAGCTGAGGAACTTGGGTTCAAATTTAATTTTAGAATTTGATTTTGAATTCGAGACATGTTCACGCCGCCTGACGGTCTCCTGGACTCGGGGTCGAGGCTGAAAGAGTACATGTAGAAATAGTAAGCAGGAACGCGGGTGTGAAATTCTAGACCCTGAATGACCCTCAAAAAAAGGGGCGTGCCTACATCGGTCGATATGCGTTCGGTGGAGTTGAAAAAGAGCTCGAGGTTGACTATCTGCTCGACGTTCGTGGACGCCAAAAAGTCGTACCCGAGTGCGGTTTCGTTTTGAATTACAAAAAAGAGTTCCTTGACGATGTTTGAAAAACCAAGGTTGCACCGTACGGACTGAGGAACAGATGGGGAGGCGGCTGGAACGGAAAACTCCGCCAATTGGACTTGTTCAACGATGTGAATCTGAGGGGTCTTGCGGATGTAGTCAATCTCCTTTTGGCCTAGGTAAGTATATTCCACGTGGAGGTACGAAGGAACCGGCTCGACGATATCGATGGGCGGTATGGTGAAGGTGTTTGTCGGGTTTGTGATAATGCGGAACGTAATGGGTTCCTTGAATGCGCAAATTGGAATTCCCTTTTCGAGCATGGAAAATGGAAGAGGGATCGTGTAGCTCGACGCAGCGACTTGTGTACCTTTACCTATGAGACCTTTGAGAGCGGGTTGCTTACCTTGCGGAACCTCAATGTCGTATTTCATGGCTATAAATTCTCCGTAAATTCTCTCAATAAGTGTGCCGCCTATATACAATTCTATATGATCTATGAAAAGGGTCCCAAAAGACTCTTCTAGGACCTTTGATTTCAGATTGGGTGGCAAGAAAACTTTGAGGTACATTTCGGTTATGAGATCTCCGGAACGTGGGAGGTCGATGAAGTTTTCGCCCCCGAGAACGAGCGCGTCATTGTCGAACTGAACCTTATCGACCCGGGACGCGAAAAGGCTCGAACCTTCATATTTTTCTTTGAAATACGTAACCTGTGGATCTACACTCAGTGCTATGTCCTCCTGACCTAAAAAGGCTAAACTGGCACGGGAGGCCATCTCTAATAAAGGAAAACATTGTTTTCCGTCGGCGCGTTCCGCGCCTCCTCGTAGAACTTATTTACCGGCGCGGAGCGCCGGGTCACTAAATCTTCATGGAGGCGCCCTAACGGGCGGTCACTAAGAAAGAAACCCTACGGGTTTCCCTTAGGTATTAAACCTCAAACCCCCCAACCCATCAGCAATTTGTAAAATGTTGTAATTCACAGCCAATATTCGAAGTTCCTTGGCCGGAAGATACGCCTGTCCACCACAGTTGAGTGTGAGCAAGACCTGTTTGATGCGGCTAAAGTTGATTTGACCGTAAGGTTTTGGAGACTTGGGGTTGCCCGTAAAGGCGTACATGAAAAAGTCGCGTTGAGGAAAGTTTGGATAGTGGTTGAAGGGCTCGATGTCACCGGTATATATAGTGTCGGTGGTGTCGGTCGTGAAAACCTCTTGGCCGTTGAAACTGAGGCCGAAACTCAAGACGGCGTTGTTCGAGTAGTCATAGGGCGTCTGATTCGTGGGTTGGACCACAAAGAACATCTCGCGGACTGGATTTTTAAAGTCCAAATTGAATACGGCGTTTTGAAAACTGGGCAAGAGACTGATGGTCTGGTACTGGCACTGCGTAATCATATAGTCGAGACGAGCCTGTTGGAACCACCGAATTTCCGGGTCGGACAGATACACGTAATCAACGATGATGGTGGCTCCTAGTGCAGGGTTGGGCAACTGAACCGCCGTCAACTCGGAAAAGTTTCTAAAGGTCACGTGAACCTCCACGTCATGTCTATCGAGCGCCATGAGTGGCAAATACAAAGATGGGTTTCCGTAGAAATAAAAGGGTAAATTCACGAAATATGTGCGCCCAGGGGGGTTTATGGTGGTGCCGGTATCGTTCTTGCCCGTGAGAATTTGGAGGCCCGGTTGGTTTTCATAGGGAACATGGAGATCGTTCCACAACTCGATGAACTCGCCAGTCAGAGTCTGGATCGTCTGACCACCAATCTTGAGATCTGCAGATTTAATGGCCCATGTACCTACGGAGTCATAATATGCATACGTCTGAGTAGAAGCCTGAACAACTGTGCTTGTTATTGGGTACACCGAGATGAATGTGTTTGAAAATATATTTGGAGCGGTTGTGGATCCGTAGACGGTTACAGACACGGGATACGTCGCGGTCGTGTCGGACACGATGAGAGGAACCTGGAACGTGTAAGGGGGCAAAAGACCGACGCCGACCTGGTATGTCCGCGTGCCGAACGTGATGCTGTTGACGGGATCGGCGGTACAGACGGCACCGGTGAGCATGTACGTTCCTGCATTGCTAAATCGAAAGCCGGTCTGTGTATAAGAAATGAGGTTTGAGACGCCATTTGATGTGAAATTTGAAGTAAAATCAAAAGGGCTCGTGAGGGTCGTGACGTTCGATCGAAAGGTCAAGCCGTTATCGGGTAAAACGACCGTATCTGGTACGGCGCCGGTATAAACACCGACACGGTTCACGACAAAATAGCTATTCGCAAGGATAGTTGTTGTGGCGGTTGTCGCTATGTTCATAGTGTAACTCCTGGTCGCGTCTGAAACTATAACGGGCAGTGTAAAAGCAAACGTTGGGTCGCGGCCCTGAAGGGACATATCATAGACGTATTCGAGATTGGATCCTTCCCATATAGAAACGTTTGATACGTACCCACTATTCAGTGACAAGACACCAGTCACCAGGTACTCCCCTGCATTTTTGAATTTTATTATAGAATTGGAGGAGAGGACCAGGGAGGTGCTGCTGTTTCCAGAAACATTTCCATACAACTGAATGCGACATGGGTTTGCATCCATGGCGATACCCGTGGTGATTTTGTAAATTTCGTCAACTGGGTTTATAGATATATAAGATGCCACCTGGAGTTGAGTACCTGTACTCGTGACGTAAAAATAATAGGTATTTGATGTGTTGGTGATGTTTACGGGGATGACGGTGGGCATGGAGGGATCGGGCGAAACGCGAAACGTGTACGTATATTCAAAATTTGGGTTGACGGGCGCTCCACCCTCAATGGATTCAATTGTGCTCGAACCGTAACTGAGTGTGGCCATAGAACCGGCGCCGAGCTCAAACCCAGCCTTGAGTGCGTACAACCCAGATGACGTGAACTGCAAGCGACCACCTGTGGTTATTTGATATTTTGCAGACGGATCAGCCACCGTCCAATATGGACCAGTTGCAGATATTGAATTGAAATTCAAAAACTGTTGACCAGATACGTTATAGGGTTGATTAAGGTACGAGAAGAAACCCGTCTTGGTATCAGCTGCGAGGGCACCTATAGACCTGACCCACCCCGCCTGCTCGAGTGTAAAGTCACCCGCCCTCGTCACGGTCGATATGAAATTTGCAGAAGAATTTGAAATTGAATTTGAAGACAAATTAGAAGTGCTATTGACGGTGTATACGAGGTTACCGCTTACTGGATTTATATTTGAATAAGCCTTGGGATCGAGACCAAAAAAGACGCCGGATGCCAGGTACGAACTCGAGTTTTCCACCTCGACGGCGGCACAATTACTAAACACGAATTTATTGAAAGATGCATTGTATTGTATATAAGGCGTGAAGGTTCCACTGAACCACAGAGAAGCGTTGTTTGTAGAATATGAGGGTACCAAGAGGGTCGCAGTAAGGGTCGTGTTTGCCGAGCCATTGGCGGGTTTGATGATTCGAATATGGGGATCGTTCGTGACGGCATCTGGAGCGGTCGGCCAGGTCCAATCGGCTCCGGGGTTGTTGAGAGCCGGTAAATCGAGTTTGAGAGTAAGACCTCGAATGAGATCACCTTTAGGGGGAATTCTACATATGTTATTCTGACCATACCCAACCTGTTGATCCAGGAAGGGGATATCGTACGCCTCGAGCACGAATGGCGTGTGACGGCGGTACACCCCTGAAAAATAAGTCACTTGTGGTTCCCCTGTGAGGTACGCGTCCTGTTGACCGATGGCCGCCAACTGAATGTAGCCGGCGGACATTCCTAGTAAGTGCGAAGGAAAAAACAAAGCGTCGCAGACGCTTTTCCTTGGCGGTTATTTACACCCGAAGGGCGCCCCAGGACCCGTGGGTATCACGAGACAAGAGTCGCTACGCGACTCGAGCCGACTCGGTCTTGATCGCGGCGCTGCGCGATAAATAAGTCCTACGGACTTACTAGAAATGACGCTTCAGCTCAAGAAGTTCGATCCGTCCAAGATGGCGGATGACAAGGTTTGCGTCTTTATAGGAAAGCGTGGTACAGGCAAGTCCACACTCGTGACTGACATTCTCTGGCACAAGAAGCATATTCCAGCCGGGATAGCCATGTCAGGCACTGAAGAGGGCAACGGCTACTACAAGCAGTTTATCCCAGACCTGTTTGTCTATGGCGACTATAACAAGGATGCCCTAGAGAAAATCATAGAGCGCCAAAAGAAGCTCTTGGCGGTAGGGAAGTGCAATCCCGTTTTTATCCTCATGGATGACTGCATGTATGACCGAAGCTTCATGAGGGACACGTGTATCCGCCAGCTCTTTATGAACGGGCGCCACTGGAAGATATTCTTCATGATGACGACTCAGTACTGTATGGATATGACCCCGATGATCCGTACAAATGTGGACTACGTGTTCGCCCTGCGAGACAACGTCAGGCAGAACCGCGAAAACCTGTACAAGGCTTTCTTCGGCGTCTTCCCGACGTTCGACCAGTTTTCACAGGTTATGGACGCCTGTACAGAAAACTACGAGTGCCTCGTGCTCGACAACACCTCAAAGAGTAACCGCATCACGGACTGTGTGTTCTGGTACAAGGCGCCCATACGTCGTGGGTTTCACGTGGGCTCCCCTGCATTCTGGCAGTACCATCAGCGCCACTATAACCCCAGGGCAGTCGCACAACCACTCGCCCCGACGGCCCAGAGGCGCGGGGGGACCGTCATTGTCAAAAAGTCAGGGGCGCGTAGTTAGGTCATCTTTCTTTTCAGAAGCTGAATTAGATGTTGACGTACGACCCAAATGTTTCAGACTTGTCGACGCCTATTCCAGTCGCGTCAGCATCTGTAGAGATGCCCGCTCAGAAGGAGGAAAATAAGCGCACGGTCCCGACGGGTCTGCTGCGCGAGGAGCAGCGTCCTGAAAAAAACCTAGACGAATCTCAAATGGCGGAGTTTTCGTCGTCGATTGAGGAAGTCATGCCCGGTCCAGGACAGATGATGCAGGATGAGGTTCAGGGCTCGCCCTACGAGCAGGCGCCACCGCAGAAGCAGCGCGCGGGGTCCTCCAAGGGCTCTTCAGGTTCGTCCAAGAACCCTTTTGGCCTCACGGATGAGCAGTGGTACGCGGCTCTGGCCGGTGTTGCCGCCGTCATCGCCTATTCCAAGCCTGTTCAGGGCAAACTGAGCACGATGGTGCCCAAGTTTCTGGGTGAGAACGGCGAGATGTCCATGACAGGTATGGCCGTGACGGCCCTGATCGCCGCCATCGTGTTCTACTTTGCCCGGCAGTTTTTGGCTGAAAAGGCCTAAGGAGGATCCGAAGGATCCTGTTCTTAGTACCCGCGGCCTCCGGCCGGCCTACGAGTTTGAGACGGAGGTCCTGCGGACCTCCCTCAATCTCGGATGGAGTCCCCACAATAACTGCGGACGCCCGCAGTCGTGTACAGGCCACTGTCTATACAAATCTTCTTTAGTTTCTCAAAATTCTCCCAAAATTTGATCGAGTGATCATACTCGGGCACGGTCATATGGGCCAACTCGTGCATGAGCACATAAAAAGCCGAGTTTACATCGTCTCCATCCAGGCAGATGTAAATTTCGTAACCCTTGTTGACGTTCGAACCTATGACACCATCCTTCTTCCCATGGAGCCCCGTGATGATGGCCGGTTTCAGTACTGGCTTCCAGAGGGGGTCACCCGTTGCACGGAGAATGTCAAGGATCCTAAAGTACCTGTCCTTCAGTTCAACCAGCATTTCTGGTTCTGAATTAGTTATCAAGACCACTACTAGAGTCAGGAAAATGACGATGACCCACAAGACGGAGGTCCACATCTCTAGCATTTACAAAGACAAATTTTGTATATAAATCCGAAATCAACCCGGTCGGCCTGGGTACCATGGGTTCCCATGCGAGTCGGTCAAAGCCCAGAGTCTGTAATTTTTGGATCAAAATTGCCCCATCCAGAAGTGGCTCCTCTTTGGCCCCTCCGGCATAGAAGGGACCATCAGTCAGTCGGACCAAAAGTTTTTCATTTTTAATTTGAAATTCATTTCCTAATTTGTCTCTAAAATTACCAGACTCATCGGCCATGGACTCGGCCCGAGCCTTCTCGGGGGTGATGCCGATCAGGAGCCCACCTGGTTTCAGGGCCACCTTGATAGCCCGGAGGGATTCTTCAAGGGTCTTTTCATTTTCAAAAGTATAGTGGAGCGAAAAGTTATAGCAGATCACGTCATAGGGTCCTGCAAAGGCTGCTTGGCGGATGTCACCCTGGCCGAGGAACCACACGTCAAACCCCATCTCGTTTGCACGGCTCTCAGCCTCGGCGAGTGACTCGGCATCAGGGTCTATGGCCGCCACACGGACACCACAAGCCTTCCACTTCCACCAGTCGCCACCCCGGCCACACCCACAGTCGAGCACATATGAATTCGGCATTACCCATTTGTTAATGTGTTTACGTTTGTAATCGTTGTGAACCTTCCTGAGATCCATTATACTTGCGTAAACAGTTGGTCCATTCCTTATTTAGGGTCTTCTGTGTTTTCAGCACTGGGTAAAGGTCACATGACTCGAATTTTTCGATGTCGGGTTCTTCAATTAGTGAATCAAAGAACGAAATTATTTCTTCTATTGACGCGTCCCTGAAAGTATATCCACTTGAATGTTTCCATGTTATTTTCCCAGTCAACATACCACTTATATCACTTGGTCTAACTCCAGTGCTTTCACTCGCCACCATCGCATTGAGAAATACGGTAGATGACCCGTCCTTTACAGCACTCACTAGTTTCACGGCCCTCTTGATAATATTTGCTCGAACTATCATCGGGTGGAGGTTCGTGAGTGTATTATTCATCGTATCGCCGTCAATATGGTCACCGTTCTCATTCGCATCCAACTCTCTACCTAGTACACACTCGATCATCAAAACATATAATGCTCTGGTCGTGTCACCCACCTTTATAAAAGGCCTCTCTTCTCCTTTCGAACGCCATACCCCCCAGCAACCAGAATTCCGTACATGTGTTCGATATAGGCCGCTCGTCGCCACCTGAAGTTTTTCAAACTTGGGGTGAGTTGGCAGTATTTCACCCATCGGTGAGTCCCCTCGAGTGAACACGAGACCATCGTACGTATTACCGGTTCTAACACGTCTCGTAATGCAGCTCGAGACGACGCCATGGGCCATGGCGGCCGCTGCCGGTGAGCAGTATCGCGCCACCTCTTCCCGAGTTTCTGCGTTCAAAACAATGATGGTTGTTGCGGTTATGCTATGTTCCGTCTTTTCTCGTTGGTTCGCGACCTGCTCCGAACTGGTCGCCCATCGAAGATTAAATATACTGTCATTTAGCGGTTCTCTGAAATTTATATGATCGGCTGTATAGCTTGTGTTCGGGCGGCGACGACCAGATGCCGCGAGTACGAGATGGGCACGTAACCTCAGCTTTTTACCGACGTGAATCATCATTTTACCATTTAGAATTGTCCCTATAATCACACCGCTGTCATTGAGTATCTCGCCAAGCTCGAGTATCGCGAAACCCTCGAAAGATTCACCGTCATCTGTATATCTAAACCTGACCCAGTTGGATTTGTCGCGATACAGATATAATAGGTTTTCACTCGTGCCCCTATTGAAAGTCCTGATTCTATCCAACAGGTCTTCATCACTAGCCGTGTGTGCGTTCATAACCTTTCGGCGTTCCTCTATGGGTTTTAGAGCGAGATCCCTATTAAATCTTAAAATTGATGCAGCGGCGAGTGAAAATTCGTCATGGGTGAATGGTTCTACACTACTACCTTTTCTTGTCCTAATTTCCTTTTTTATTTCTGAAACTCTTGCAAAGTCCTCTCGAGTTTCATCAGGCTGACGCTTCCTGGAGAATGCAGCCATTCTACTCTAACATGCGTCAAGACTTTATTTACTTAAAGCTGTGTCTATCTATATAAACAAATGGCTGGAGAATTAACTAGTGATTATTTGACAGTCCCAGGACAGCTTTTCGCATGTGTGTCGTTTGTCGGCCCGGATCTGCCCCAGAAGAATGATCAGCTGGGTCTGAAGATCCGTGGCTGCTTTCCCACCCGTGACGAGGCGGGCGCCCACGCCAAGCGCCTCCAGAAGGATGACGCCCTGGTGGACATTTACGTGGTTGACATGTACAAGTGGCTTCTGATCCCTCCCAGACGCGAGGAGATTGAGGACGTCCACTACCAGAACGAGAAGCTCGAGGAGATTATGGTCAACTACCGCAAGAG